ATCTTGTAGCCCATGGAGTTCCTGCACATGTCGTTAGGTTGTCTCCCGCACACTGGGCATTCGATGGAAAGGGCTAGCTTGACTTCTTCTTCGTTCACTATACCTCCTTTCCGTAGGAGATTCGGATCACCCGAATGAGCCGAATCTCCCACGCACTGAAGGTTAGTGCCCGGCGCTTGCCGTGGTCTTGCGCTCCACGAGCTCGTCGAGGCCGGCCTTGATGTCGATCAGGTCCGCGGTCGGCAGGCCGTCCAGGCTCTTGACGATCTTCTCCGGACTCATGCCGTCCTCGGCACCCCTGTGCGTGACGTCGTCGTTGTATACCGAGATGCTGACGATGTAATCCCTACCCATCCTCTACTCCCTTGTACTTGTAGAACGCGGTGTCGCCTTCCATCCTATCGAAGACGACCTGATACTGCCCTTGCGGCAGGTATGAGGGCATGTCCTCAATGACATGCTTGAGGCACATGATGTCGTCCTTCTCGACGAAGTCATCACGCTGTCGGTTACACCTGTCCGAGGTCCCGAGGATGCCATGTTTGCCGCACTTGCTGGCGTAGTTCCAGCACTGCATTTCCGCACAGTGTTCATCCATGTAGTGAGCGTGTCCGCAGTCGAGTGTGTAATGTCCGGTGACGACCATCGTCACCCTTCCTGTTGCCATTGTTACCTCCTTCCTTCAATGGCCTGCTCGAAGATTGTTACCGCCCAGTCTACTATTGTACTAGTGCGTTCTTCGAGCAGGCCGTTCAGGGAAGGTCAGCGCTGCGGTCCCTTCGTGAGACCGCGAATCTTCTTCTTGTCCTGTACCTGCTGGTAGTAGGGCAGAGCACGTAGTTCGTCTGCCGACATCAGATGCTTGAGACCGTAGCGGAAAATGTGGATTACGGCGTCACGCTTCGTCAGTTCGTTGATCTCGGCGAAGACGGCTATGTGCTCTTCCTCTTCTGGAGAGACTGTCATTGTCACTCTCATACGTGTATCTCCGCAGGCTCCGCCATGGCGTCACGCGCCATGTAGACGAAGGTCCAGAGCTCGCCCATGCACGTGTGAAGGAACATGAGATCCTCGTCCGCTTGGTACTTGCGGTCGGAAGGAGTTGTGATGCCGATCGGCCCCTGCTCTTCTCCTGTTATGATCTTGTGAATCTCCCGGTATGTGAACCCTGCACGCTCGAAGAGCTCGAACCTGCTGACGTCACGTCGCATGCCCGCGATGTGACCGAGACACGAGTCGATGCACCTGTTCAGCTCGTACTTGGTGAGGACGAACCTCCTGTTTTCGTCCTCGTACGTCTCGGGCTTGTCGATCTCGGGCTCGATGTACAGGCCTGTCCACTGCTGCATGCAGATCCCGAGATGCAGCTCGAACGCCTTGCCGTTGCGCTCGATCATGGTCTGTGTACACACTACGCCGTGCCTCCTCGTTGTAGTGCATCCCGAGCGGGTTCCCAACGGAGCTTGCGCTCGGGATGGTTCTCTTCGTACTTCTGGTTACGCTTCTGGCCCTTGGCACTTGTGTTGTACTTACGGTGCCTAGCCAGGTACTTCTCGCGGTCCACTCTACTCCATGTCCGCCGACGCACAGCTGTCGTTGCAGTACAGCTTGGACCCTCGCCTGATCATCTTGTTCGGGTCCATGCAGCACTTGAAGTTGGCGCACCAGGCACACGCCTCGGAATCATCGTGCGGATGTGGCTCTACCCAGACCATCAGAGCATCTCCGAGACCTTGACCGTGAAGTACCTGATGCCACTGTTCTTAGTGACAACACGTACTTGTGTGTTGAGAGCGTTGACACGTGTGTACTCTACGCTCTCAACTTCGAGTTCAGGCCACTCCTGACGTAGCAGGGTAACGAGTGGTTTCTGAACACTCTCTGCTACAGCCTTCTTGACGTCATCCATCAGTACGTACCCCAGACTCGAATGTCCAGCATCAGTTCGCGCTTGCCGGTTAGGACAACACCGACGCGAAGCTCCGCCTTCTGCTCTTGCTGTCCGGCTTGGGCGTACTGTCTAGCCTTGTACACCTTCGTACCGAACTTGTCCTTCACACTGCTCCAGCCCTCCACGTCCTCGAGCTCTGACTGTACGAGCTCCGGTGTCATGTCGTGACGCTCGTCGGTGTAGTGTTCCAGAACGTCACCGAGCGCCTCCCGAACGAACAGGAGGATGTCCTCGTTACAGACCAGGTGTGCACCCTTGAACGGCTTCAGGTCCTTATTGGATACGAAGTCAGAGGATGACATCGAAACCCCTCCCATCTGCGTCGGAGTAGACGTAGTTCTCCGTCGTGTCGGCATACACCGATGCTATGAACTGGTGTTCGAACGTGCCGTCAGAGCTGTACGCGTCAGCGACGCCTGTGCAGTACAAGTCTGCCGCGTCGAGCTCGTGAACCCTGTGCCGACCTTCTTCGTTGGTCGACTCTATCCAGTGGAACTCGTCTCCAGCAGGAATCACGTCTGCGTCGTCATGTACGGCGCAGTAGATGATCATCTTCAACATGTTGTTACCTCCTTTCCAGAAGGGCCTCAAGGGGAAACGAGACACTCAACTTCGAGTGCACTATACGGCTTGCCAGGCCGACTCGCTACCTTTCGTACTGTCCCTTGAGGCCCATCTGCACTGGAGGTTATCCGTGCATGTAGACGTCACACGCCTTCTTCAGGTCGAGGACGTCCTCCGCGTCTTCTCCGAAGTGACACAGGTACCCGTCCTCGTTGTGCAGTTCCAGGCCCTTGTCGCCTTCGATGATCCTGAACCTCATGTTCCTTCCTCCACTGCGACCAGCTTCTCGTCGGTCAGGACGCGGTTGAGGCCCGTACGATACCAGGCCTGGAAGTCGACCATCGAGTCGAACTCGAGCCGCCTGACTAGCGTATGAGTCGGCTCGTTCTTGTTGTCGAGATCGGTCCCTTTCTCGACGACGACTGTTATGATTGCTTCGATCATTGCCCCTCCTACAGGTGCTGACGCGGGACGTCAGTGCCACAGGTCCCGCAGTACTCGAACGCACTTGACCTGGCAAACACTCCAGGGTGAATGCATTCGCTGGGCTCGTCGACGTATGCCAGGAAGTCGAACAGCGTGTAGACGAGGCAGTTCGGACCTTCGTCCTGTGGCCCATCGAGCGAACCCAACTCGTAGTCGGTACCGCGGAGGTACAGCGCTACCTTCTTGACTGCATGCTTTGTCGCCTTCCCGTCGAACTCCGCCTTCGAAGCTCCTGTCCGATACGACCTCACAACGGCCGCTTCCCACTCTGCCAGGCTAGCCGGCATAGCTCCTCCTCTGTTAGGAACTAGGTTTATCTGCTATTCTAATTGTATAGGGGATCTCATGGGAAATCAAGATCTCCTAAGCGGTTAATTTTTTGTCAGCCGACGACGCGCTTCGAGCACGTGTTGGAGACTGTCGACTTGCATTACCGTTGTCCACCAGTTGTTCGCGGCCCGAGGTCGTCCAGGCCTGCAGCCTCCTCTTCCGCGTTCAGGCCGGGAGTGTAGGTGATCTCGATGTACCTCTTCCCGTTCAGGCCCGTCCCCAGCGACGTCGACGCTTTCCCGCCGCGAGCCTTAGCCTGGTTGTGAGCTTGAGGTCGCATCGAGCTAGGGTCGATGCGGAAGTCGGTTCCCTGGTAGAGGCGAACCTTCGTGTTGGGAAGCAACCACTTATCCCAGTCGTACATAGAAGGCCTGCCACGCTTCTCAGCGGCATCGACGTTTTCTTCGATGATTTCCATCGCTCTCCTTTCATTGAACTGATAACAAACATCGGATCATAATTACTGCTTACTACCTAATGGTGAGTACTCGTGATCTCTGTCGCTTATTTAATTATATAGGAAGTCAATTGGAGTTTCAAGGGTTCGTTGTTACAGGTGTTACAGGACGAGCGTTCCATAAAGCTATCGGTCGCTCTTTGAGGTTTCTGATATAGTTTCAAACCGGGACAACTGGGAAAAGCACAGTTAGTCCACTGCGTCCGTCCCGAAGAACGCTTATCTCTCTTAGGTTTTAGGTCTTAATAGAGTTATGTAGTTTATATAATTGTCTAGTTGAAGACACTGTTCCGTTGTTACTTGTTTAACTTCTCGCTTTTTTATAGAATTAGGCCTCAGATCGTTGTTATTGTAACAGTATGTACTGTTATCTCTAAGGTCCTAGGACCTCGAGCCGGTATCCTTACCTGTCGGCCACCGTGGTAGATTCATGTCCCTCGGCCATAGCATTGGCTTGTCGTTGTCGACCGTAGGTGTTGGATAGCTGTCTAGACGGAACATCGCTTTGTACGCGTCCGGAGTTTGACCTTGCTCGATCCGCCGCATCCGGTCCGACTGGTGCCGCTGGATACGTGGCTGGTGACGTCGGATAGGGTTCGGTGACTCCTGAATAGCACGTTCGAGACGTGCGTACTCTTCGAGCCACGTAGCCGGTAGCTTGCGTGGTCGCTTCTTCACCTTTACCTCCTTAGTCGGTCAGGAAGGACGATCGCAGCTCGCGATCGTCCAACCTCATCGACTACTTGTGGCAGGTGTTGTACGACGTAGTCGAGTGGCGCGGCGAGGCGTACACCTCGTACCGGTTGTCCTTCGAAACCCAGCGGAAGTTCGTCGTCCGCGTTCCGGAGTGGTGGTAGCACTTCGCGGAGATCAGCGAGTTCGTCGAAGTGCTGGTGTTGGTCGCAGTAGCGGCCTGCGCCACCAGCGTACCTCCAGCTCCGAGTGCGATGCTCGCCGTGATGCCCACGGTGACGATGCTCTTGCGCATTCGTGCTCCTTATTCGGTTTTGTTGTTTCGTTCCGCTACCTCTTGGCAACGAATAGGGTATAGGTACGCTCGAGGTGTTCTAGCGGTACTGCTCGGCCATCTTGGCGTAATCCGCCGTGCGGCCGCTTCCGCCGTTCTGGAGCTTCGTGATGTAGGCGTTCAGCCAGCGGACGAAGTCGGCTCCGTCCAACATCACGGGCTCGAGCTTGCCGTTGACCGTCTGCCGGTCGTGGTAGTTCGACGCGACGGCGCGGTTCTTGGCCGCGGTGTACATCTGCGGTCCCGCGATCTCCTTGTCGATTCCGGCCTCTTCGAGGCGGAGGTTGACGATGAAGTGCGCGGCGTACGGCGACAGGTCCTCGAAGGTACGCTCGTCGTTGACGTCGTTCTCGTTGGTGTCGTTGACGTTGACTTCGGTCATGATTACTCCTCTGTAGGTACTACGTTGATACTGAAGGTACTACGAGGAGCGTACCTATACCCTATTCGATTGTCAAGATGCATAGTACTTGTTAGTACTAGTTAGTACGTATGTAGTATGTACTCTATACGTACTAGTACTACTAACAACTACACGAGCCGTTCACTGATCGATACTCGTTACAGTCTGGACATAGATTGTTCTTACTAGTATTGAAACCGCCGCTCAGCTTTAGATCTGCTTGACGATCTACTTCATTCCAAGGAACGTTCTTCTTCTCGGAACGTATGTGTACGAGATGTTGAGTTCTGTTACGACGCTGAGTTGTCTCGTACTGACTACGCACGGATTGAAGCATGTTTGTACTCTCTGTGAGTAGTTATATGAATGTATTAAGTTGTCAAGAAGCAAGTTGTTGATGAGTAGTTGATGAGTTGAGTTGTTGTTTGTAAGTTGTTGTTTTTTTTTATCTTATAACTATATTATCATACAGAATTTCAAGATCTTCAATACCCGTGGGTCTTCGAATATGCCCACGATAAATCGTGGACGTTGCCGCTGCCCTTTCATGTGTTACAGTAACGAGCAGCAGCGCGTAAAAGGGCTAGGAGGAGTTTCGCAAGGAACACTATGTGTAAGCTTGCCCTTGATGTGTCTTAGTGTTTCCCGATATAATAGTAGACATGGCGGAGAAGGAACTTGAGGACCTCTTTGGAGGTCCGGATGAGACGGCGGGGCAGAGGACTAAGCGGCTGTTCGAAGAGGCTGCGCCCTTTGCGGCGGCTGCGATCATCGATCTAGTAAATAACGCTGGGAACGACAACACCAAGCTCCGAGCGGCCACTTATGTCGTCGACCGGGTTTTGGGTCCGGTTGGCAAGGACGACCAGGAGAACGCGCTCAACGAGTTCCTTGCCGGCATTGAGGCGCTAGCCAATGGCAGTAGCGGAGGAAGCAAGTCATGACAACCAGGCCCGCAGCTCCGGCGAGGTACCCAGCATGGCGAGGGTACTCCATTTTCCACTGGATACTATGCGTCGCAGCGCTGGTCTTCGCGCTCCTGTGGATTTTGACGTTCATAGCCACCGGGTTCTCGGCGCCGGACTGGGTTCCAGCTGCGGCGGTAGTATCTATTGCCCTCGCGATGTGGGTTCCGTAGGTGGACAAGCTCACCGAGGCGTTCTGGCAGAAGGTGGATTACCGTCCGCATGCTATGCAGCGGCTGTACCATGAGTCTCCTGCACGTTTCCGTATTCCTTGCTGCGGAAGGCGTTTCGGTAAGTCGACTATGGCCGCACGAGATGCCACGCCTCGGCACATTATGCGGCCGAATAAGATGATCTGGATAGTTGGGCCGACGTATGACCTGGCGGAGAAAGAGTTTCGTGTCATTTGGAATGACCTCATTGTCAACCAGGGCCTTGGCAAGGATAAGAGGGTACGTAGGGCCTATTCCAAGCGTGCGGGTGACATGTTCATTCAGTTTCCCTGGGGGACACGAGTGGAGTGTCGGAGCGCCGAACATCCCGAGTACTTGGTTGGGGAAGCCCTGGACCACGTCATCATGTCCGAGGCAGCTAAACACAAGCGTGAGACATGGGAGCGGTACGTACGACCTGCACTTGCTGACCGTCGTGGTTCCGCTGACTTTCCGACGACGCCTGAAGGTTTCAACTGGCTACATGACCTCTGGCAGCTGGGGCGTCAACAGAAGTATCTTGACAAGCACATCTTCGAGTCCTGGAAGTTTCCCAGTTGGGCAAATGACGCCGTTTACCCAGGTGGACGGAACGATGAAGAGATACTCCTCCTAGAGGAAACGACCGAGCCAGAATGGTTCCTACAGGAGATTGGTGCAGACTTCGCCAGCTTCGTTGGGAAAATTTTCCCGGAGTGGGACGAGACCCGTCACGTGATGACGGAAGACTACAAGTTTATTCCTGCGTGGCCGAACTACATCGCGTTCGACTGGGGCTTCACGAACCCCCTTGCCGCCGTCGAGTTCCAGGTGTCGCCACAGGATGAGATCTACATTTGGCGTGTCCACTACAAGAAGTACAAGACGATTCCTGACCACATTCGTCTTATGATGAAGCGTGAGCACCCGCCAGGGTATCACATCGACTTGGCTTTTGGCGACCCTGCCGACCCAGAAGCTGCCGTACAAGTCTCGGAAGAGTTCAAGAAGCACAACGTACGCGTCATGTGTTGGGCGCCGAAAGAGCTCAAAGGCGACTATACGTGGCGTGATGGCATCGACTTGATGTCCTCCTTTATGCGCAACGTCAAGATATCCGAGGACAAGTGGGGCGCGCCGATCGAGGGGCCTCGCTACCACGTTGCGTGGGAATGCAAGGAACACATCAAGGAGATGAACAACTACAGGTCGACGGAGCCCGTTAAGGGGCGAAACGTACCGGAACTGGGCAACAGGGTAGAAGACCATACCATCGACGCAATGCGCTACGCGTTGCTATGCCTATTCAAAATGGGTGCGAGGAATATGCACCTCAGATCCGGAATGGTCAGCAGCGCCCCTGTGGAGATCACGCCTAGGCAGAAGGCCGATCGACGGGCATTGGACACGGAAACAAGCTTCGCACAGATCCTGGCAGGGTCAAGCTCTGGTGGAATCTTTACGATGGGAGATAGCTTCTAGTGAACATGGACGAGCTCCCACGCGTAAGCCTGCAGGATCTGCTCGACAAGGGGCTGCAACCCATTGCTGTTTCGCGGGATCCTGGACAAGAATTCATTGTCATGGGGCCCGAAGGCGGGCTGGTAGAGGACCCAGATCGGGGTCGTAGGCAGCTCGCAGGGCCTCTAAGGCAGCAGGTTTCCGGACTGGCAAAGCGAGGAAGGCCTGCACAGGTCGACGGTGAGGGCTTGGGATTCGAACCTCTTCCGGACCAAGTCTTGGGCTTCGGACAGAACACAGGTGAAGTTAGGGTTCACAGTCGTGTCGACATGGCACAAGGTAGGGGCATAGGACCTGCCGGTCTCGGCGCGGAAATGGGTTCCGCGTCTCCTTCGCCGTTTACCTCCTGGATGCGGCGGGAGTACAATCGTGACCTGGAGGGCATTAAGGGCCTCAAGGTCTACGACCGTATGCGGAAGTCAGACGGGACCGTGCGGGGGACGTTGAGGCTGGCTAAGACGCCAGTGCTAGCGGGCCAATGGTCGATGAAACCAGCCTCAACGTCTACCAAGGACGTCAAGATTCGCGACAAGATTTGGAAGGCTTTGACTGAATGGCCTTCCACTTCTTGGCCTCAGACACTCACCGAAGGCCTGCTGATGCTGGACTTCGGGTACTACATGTTCGAGAATGTCTTCTGTCCTGGCGAGCAGCTCACCAACGACCCAGACGCTCGGGGCATGATCGTCTGGAAGAAGTTCGCTCCTAGGCACCCGATGGACGTCAGGGAGTGGTTCTTCGACGCCAACGGTGGGCCCTTGTCAGTCGACATGTGGGAGCCTCCGGCCGACACGCGTTCCTTCGAGGGCGCGATGGGACAGAGCTTCACCCAGATCACGAACATTCCGATCAACAAGATGGTTGTCCTCTCGTTCGACAAGGAAGCTGGCAACATCGAGGGCATCAGCCTCCTGCGATCGGCGTACAAGCACTGGTACTACAAGGATAACCTGTACAAGATCGACGCAATTCAGAAGGAGCGTCATGGTATTGGTGTTCCTGTCGTCACGTTGCCGATGGGATATGACGACAACGATCTGCAGCTTGCCGATGCTCTTGGTCGCAATCTACGCACAAACGATCGGGCGCATGTAGTCCTTCCGCCGAACTGGGCGCTCAGCTTCGCAGAGCTGAAGGGTCAGCCGGTCAACTGCATTACCAGCATCGAACATCACGACAAGCAGATCGAGAAGCAGATCCTCGGTCAGTTCATGTCCTCGACGACAACCGGGTCGGATGAGCAGTCCCACACGCTCTTCCTGAAGGCGACGAGGTTCACGGCCGACATCGTCGTAGATGCTATTAATAAGTATGCTATACCCCAGCTAGTGGATATGAACTGGATAGGTGCACGGTATCCCAAGCTGGTAGTAAAGCGTATCGGTGAGAGTGAGGACTGGAGGACCGAGTCCTTCACAATCCGGAACTATGTCGGTGCAGGTGTGATCACACCTGACGAGCCACTCGAGAACTACCTACGTGAGGAACTGGGTCTGCCGCCGGCCGATCCTGCAACCTCGCGTCTTGTCAACACACGATTCAACCAGCAGGATGCTGAAGCGCCTCCGATCGAGATGCCTGGTTCGCCAGAGGATCTGATGGCAGCTCTCAAGGATGGCACGATCACCATGGAGCAGCTGCAGCAGATGGCGAACCAGCAGCCGCAACCAGGTCAGCAACAGCAAGGGCCGGACAAGCCTGGTACACCAAGGCAAGGAAAGCCAGGAACAGTAACACCGTCTACCGGTAAGGGTGACGGCTCAGGCACATCTGGCCGACGTGGTCAGTAGGGAGAATCATGTCCAAGGCAGGCTACAGCGTCCAGTCCGGAGTAGTTCCGCTGGCTGCGGCGACGG